AGCCTCTGCTTTGTCCTTACCGCGCCCTTGTGAGCAAGCGTATACATAGTCCGAGAAAGGCTCTGGTTTCATGTTAGTCATCTCGTCAACGGTGTTAACGATGTTGTTAAGCAAGCCTAGCTTAATTACTTTACTAACCTTAGTGTCCTCAGGCGTACCAAGCAGCATCTCTGGATGCCCACATATACTGTTTGCCATGCGTAGGACTGTAGTCTTACCTTGCCCAGCAAGGGGATGGATAAGGTTTATAATCGCACCTTTTTGCCCAGTAAACTTTAACAGGGGGGCACCAAAGCCACTCAGCGCTGCGAACGCTTGTATTTCTAATCCGGGTCTATTGTAAAGCTCAAAGACCTCACGCCACTTCTCAAGCGTACCTTGTGGCTCGAAGTAACCCGCCATGCTCTCCGTAGTACTGGATGCAGGTGAGTGGTAAACCCCATCCTTTGCTATCTCTCTAGTACCGACAATAAACTTACTGTCGTTTTCCGCCCAACCAAATTGGCTCCTCATAATTTCTGCTTTCCTTCTACGTTGAAGCCCTATAACAGAGCTAATAATGAAACTTAAAATAAGCTTGAATTGTGGCTCCGGTGCAAGAACACCGTGCCTAGAAATCTCCCTACGAAGCTCCCTAGCGTCAGTTATCTTCGCGTTAGAGACTGTAAAAGTCCTAATCCCATCTTGCGCTGAGTGCAGTCTAAGCACCGCAACGTCCCCTTTGTCGGGGTCTGGGTCATTCATACGCTTCCAAACGTAAAAGTCATGTTCGTACACGAGCTTAGGTTCGTCGTCGTCTAGGTCTAGGTATATACCTCCGTTCTGTCCTCGCTTAAAAGGGAACGGATACTCAGGTATCCTGATCGTTTTGCTAGGATCATCGGGGTCGGGAATGTCTGTCTCGTAGTACTTCTCTCCCGCGTCTTTCTCCGCTGCGCCTACCGCAGCTTCAGGCGTTACACCTGCTGCTTTGTCTTCGTCTGTGGCCTCGATTAGCTGCTTACCCAAAGAAATAGGGCTAGTAATCTTGCCTTTGTGTGGACAACCTTCGCATCCTCCGGGGTTGTTACGCTCAAAGACTTCGCAACTATGCGGCCCTAGAATGTGCTCGATCTTCCTCTCCACTGCGGAGGGGTCGTAGTCTGGATGTCCTGAAGATAGGCGGTGTATTGCTTCCTTCTTATCCGAGCAAAACTTAGCAACAGAGAGTGCGTCAAACCAACGCGGCTCAGCTAATGTTTCTCGGTCTGTGTAGCAGGAGAGTAATTGCGCACAACTAGTGTTGCTCTTAGCCCGCATCATTATCTTAGTAAATGAGGACTCTGTGTTAGCTGCGAGGGCTTTACCCATTGCTGTTAGCTCGCGCTTAGGCCGTATTACGGTAGCTTCGAGCTGGCTTATCTCCTCTACTCCAAGGAGTTCCTTGAGGTCATCAAGGGGTATACGGTCGCCTACGTGGGCCACCTGTACTTTGGCAGGGGGATTATCTTTAAAGTTATAAGTATCAGGAACTCTTAGGATTCGAGAAACTTCGAATACACTTGGGTCAACATGAAAGTCTTGCTTAAGGCAAACCTGCCGTAACCTAGTGGCTACCGCTTCCCATTCGCCACGAGCTATCTCTTCCTCAAGCACCCAGTATACGTGCAGTCCGCGCCCTGAATTCACTATGGTAGGTCTAGGTAACCCCACAACTCCACAGAACTTCTTCAGAGCAAGCATCGCTTCCGTCTGGTTAACGTAACCTTCAGGTCGCCCAGTCTTCTCGTTGACTACCGCTTTAGTCTCACCGCAGTCGATGTCTAACCAGAAGGCCTTAAGCTTATCTACGTTGTCCTTTTTTCTTTTCCCGTCAATTGATTGAAACTTTGCTACTGCAAAAAAGACGTTGCGTTGTTCTCCAACAAATTTCTTAACCCAACTGTCAACTTCCTCCCTAGTAGCTACAACTTTTTGTGAGACATCATCCTTGCCTTTAATTCCAACTACGACGTATAAACCCTGTGCAGGTTGTACGTAGTCTAGGAGGTCAAAGTCAGTCATAGGATTCTCATCTTTGATAATCACTCTGGTAGAGCGCTATAAGTTCGCTGATTTCCTCAGCAGTTTGTTTACTAGGTTGATTTACTCCTGTAAACCAGTTGTAAACGGTTTGTCTGCTAACATTTAAATCGGAAGCTACATCGGCCACAGGTACACCTAACTTGATGCAAATGCGACCGAGCTTAACTCCCAACGAGCGAGCGCTTGTTTTTTTGTTTATCTGAATTAGTCTTAAACTATATCCATAACTCATTAGTCAAGGTCACTCCCCCAGTCCTCAATGATTGAGGCCATGTCAACACCACCAACTTCCGGCTCGTCCTTCTTAGTGCTGCGCTTCTTTGGCTCCTCAACAACTTCGGCAACAACCTCTTCTATAGGTTCCTCAACAACCTCCTCTACTACAGGTTTTGCCTCAGCAACTGGAGCTTGGATAGCGGGTTGTTTTTCTACCTTGTCTACTTGCCCAACCGTAAGTTGTGTGTACATCTTAGACTCAGGGTTCTCCTGTGCTTTTAACACTAGATCAAACTCAGCGTCTGTTACTTCACGGACTGGAGAGAACACTAGCTCCATAGTTTCGGCATTAGGATTAAAAGCAACAGTGGTAACTACGCTGTCGGGAGACAGAGTGTTGTTTACCAAGAACTTTACATAACTTTCAAACGGATGCAGGTTACCAACACCCTTACCAAACAAAGACTTAGCCGGTATGTTGAACTGGTAGATCGTCCCACTCTCGTCGCCTTCTAACATGAGTGATACCCGACGTTGGAAACGACAAGCACGCCCGCCTGTTTCACCAGAACCTTTTATGTTCATAGCGCACTCTGAGCAAGTAGGGCTTTGCGGATCAGATGCAGCCGCCTCTGGCTTATCACCTTGATTAGACCAGCAGTTAGGGAGGGTAGCTTCTTTGCTTGGGTCGAACTTATCCTTGTAGTATATACGTGAGACGTTTGTCAGCATGTTTACGATAACAGCGTTGAACTCGCCTCGTATAATCTCACCAATCTGGTCACCGTTAACTGACTTCTTAAAAGTGCCGTTAATATTGGCTTGTATACGCCGAGTGGTGCTGGTGCTAGTCCTTGAGGTAGCAAGCTTTTGGCTAAGTGCCGTTACTCGCTTTCCAGAAGGGGCTAACGCAGTGTCGCTAGTAAAAATTGATACGTCCTTAGACATCTTGTACTCCTATTTAGTAGTTGGTTTTCTTACGGATATTATGTACTTCTTGTTTGACTGCAACCCTTGAGGGCATTCGTCTGGATTTTCTGTAAGGAACTCTTTCATATGGGTATTATGAATTCGCTTCTCCAGTAAATGATAAGCATCGTTAGCCTCAATGAACTTGTACATAGCTTCCCAATCACTTGTCCAGTAGTTGGAGGAAACCCTCCGAGTAATAGTACCCTCGGTAGTTTTCATGCTGTCTAAGTTCTGCTCACTGCAAAGGTCCAGTAGCTTTTCAGCGACGAACTCTTGCTGCTCTTTGAATAGCTTTATTTCGTCATCTTTTTCTTTAATCGCACCGCGTATCTTGATGTACATAGCAACTAGTTTGTCAGCCGTTAAGTCAGCCATACCTACTCCTTTTTCTTAGTCGGGAGAGTAGTATAGGCCTGTACTTTACAATGTCAAGAGTTTAGGTTTAATTCGTTGCGGTAGAGATCAATTATTTTACTGTGGTTGGTTATGTTGTTCTGAAGCATCCCATACAACTTAGCCTCAACCTCGCTTCCCTGTATGTGTACGATAGTCATGGGGTTATGCTGGCCCGGACGATTGATGCGAGCGTTAGCTTGCAGGTAAGTTTCTACGCTAGTAACGGGAGCGTACCAAATTATTGTGTTGGCAGCGGTTAGAGTAAGCCCATGCGAAGCAGCTTGTGGTTGGATGATAAGCACTTGCGGCGTTTCCTTTTCTTGGAACTCTTTTATTATCTCTGTTCTCTTATTAACCGATACTTTGCCGGATATAATCTCACAGCTTATCTTTTTCTTAGTAAGAAAATCATTAAGTAAATTAATGGTATGCGTGAAAGGCACGAACACTAACACCTTGTGGCTTGACTCCTCTATTACCTCAAGGATGATCTTCAGACGGTTGCTCACATCGAACTCAAGAACTTGCCTCTCGTCTGTGTATACCGCCCCTCCAGATATTTGCAGCAGCTTGTTTAGGTTTGTAGCTGCATTTACTGAGGTTACCTGTTCGCCCCCAGCTTCCATAGTCATCTGCTGCTTGAGGAGGTTATAGTATTTCTCTTGCTGCTTTGTTAGCGGGGCATCCCGTTCCACAAAGGTAAGTGGTGGGAGGTCAAGGCACTGTGCTCGCTCGAACCGAATAGCCGGTTGGAGGGCTTCATGCACCGTCTTGTCTGCATCAGGCTTGGGTCGCCATACGTACTGAGTAGCCTTGTACATAACCTTGTCTCGGAACGCTCCGAAGTACTTGGGCACACCATCTGGGTTTATTAGCTTCGCAAGCCCAAACGCATCCACAGGAGACTGTGCTGCGGGTGTACCAGTTAGCATCCATAGCCATTCGGTGTCAGCAACTAAGTCTCTTAGCGTCTTCCATCGGTCCGTCTGCGCATTCTTGTAAGCGTTGGCTTCATCAATAACAATCATGTCAAACTTAGCGTTCTGTATTTCTTCTTTGATTACTGCAACACCATCAAAGTTTATGATGACGAACTCGCAATCTTCCGCTAAGACTTTGCGCCTAATATCCGCAGAGCCATGAGCCACTGAACAACTCCGGTGCATGGCAAACTTAAACAAGTCCTGCTGCCATGCGGACTTCATAATGGATAGGGGGCAAATGACTAGCACTCGCTTGATCCTGCCTATCTTCATTAGGTAGTCGGTAGCCCATATAACACTGGCGGTCTTACCTGTGCCTTGTTCGTTAAAGCAAAAGGCTTTCTTGTGGAGTGTTAGGAATCCAGAGGTATCCTTCTGGTGGTTAAACGGCTCTAACTTGCCTGTCCATTTGTAGTCTCGCTCGATAGGAGAGGGCACTTCTTTAATCTTCAGGCCCGCAAGAACTTGAGCTGTCTCTAAGTCCCACTTGATGGCAACTTCGTATACACCCTGTTCCTCTTTAATGATCACAGTTTTGTGCTTTGCTATTGGCTCGGTCACTAGATGCGGGCGTTTTGTTTTAAGTACTAAAGCTTTGTTGTCTATTACTCGCATTATTTTTTACGCGCCTTTACAACGCCACCTTTCTTAGCTTTCATTGCACCACTACTAGTCCGGGGGAAAGAAGAGTTGTTCGCCTCAGTCTTAACCGATAAGTTACTAGGTGCGTTACCCCCTCCCTTAGAGATAGGAGTCTTGTGGTTGACGTGCTTACCATCTCCCTTAGCCACTGCACCACTAGCCATTAGTGTGTTACGCGCAGCGTTACGTGTTGCACGGTTCTTCTTTTGCTCTGGTGTACCTTGGTACTTAGCGTACTCAGCTTTGTAATCTCTTGGCTTCTTCATTGTTTACCTCCTATCTGTTTACAGGTAGAGAACCTAGTTTGTGTACTTCTTTCTCCATATCCATTTGAAGCCGAGCAACCTTGACCTCAGAATAGAATGACTCGTTAACTTGCCCTGCTAATTTAGTTACCTCTCTCGCTTTAGATATGTCCATTGTACCGTTCGCTACAGAGTTAATTGAATTGCAAAGAAACTTTCTTAGATCGCCTGCTGTATTAATTGCTGCCATTTTTCCTTCTCCTTACTTAGGTTGGTTAACATGCTTAACTTCTTTATGTGTCGGTAAATTGCTTTAATGACTTGTAGTTGTTCTCTCTCTATAAAAGCGTACCTAATACCAAATACAAAAATAGTGCAGTTCGCCTCAGAGTACAGATACCCCAGATTAATACGCATACCATCGTTGTTTGTTCGTCTGTACAAACGCCTTTTGCCCACATCCTTGTACATTAAAGTATCTATTTTTTCTTTCCACTTTTGGGCATCTGCGAGGTTTAAAATAGTAGCTTTGTAGAAACGTAAAAACCTATCCCTTACTTCATCGTTAAATTCTCTTCTTGAAGGATACTTATTAACCATAATTTCCCACGCACCCTTCATTACCACTGGTTCAATTTCTGAATCGTACTCGCTATTAAATTTACGTAGCGTATGGTAATTAAGCCGTAGGGCATTGGGGATAGCCCCTTTATAAGTACACCTCGGGACTAAAGGTATTCTAGGTTCGTCAGGGCGATGGTCCTCATGCAAATAGGCAACTATATCTTCATAGCTGTAACGAACGTCCTCGTCGTTAGCGCACTCAAACATGTTGTTCATTTTAAGCTCCGTTATTTCCTAATATTTTAAGTATTCGTGTATTTCTCTTTCATTAAATACGGTAGGTCGCCAATCAGTACGGAACTTATTGCTCTTGCCCATGTTGCACTCTTCGCAAAGTACTTGAAGGTTGCCAAAACTCAGTGCTAATTTAGGCTCGTGCGACTTAGGCACTATGTGGTCTACATGCACCGATACTCCATGTTCTTTGTAGCTCCTGCCACAAGCCGCACACGTTGCTTTATAGGCTTCCAAAACTTGCATCCGTAAGGTTTGCCATTCCCTCCGTATCTCTAAGTTGTTGTTCCAGTTCGGGTGTACTACATCTTCACGATCAATACACCGCCAATGAAATCTTTTCATCTCGCTAATTACTTCATTGGGGTGTACACCCTTAGCAACCCTCCACTGTAACTGCTCAAAAATATCCCACTGCCAGTATTCAATAGGCTTGTGACTGCCTATAAGTTTGTGAGTAAATCCTTTTGTCGGCTCCGCGTTAAACATTGCTCGGTATAAATCCTTTAGCAAAGCTAAATGGACCATAGAGTATTGAGGAGAGCCGGGGCTTTTTAAAGTATGGATTAGCGGTTCACTTAGAAAAGTACGCATATCCGCAAGCCAATCACGACAAAATGAAAAGATTTCATTGTGCCCTTTTGACCACCAATCTACGTTACACCTCGGGGCGTCACGCCTATCGTACTCCATGAAAAGGTTTATAGTATTGGGGTCACGTACATTACGCATAGCTACTTCCTATTGTGCGAGCATTTTTTTACGGGGCAATACGCACACAGCGGGCCACTAACTGCATTCCAAACGTCAGACTCTTCCGCACCTGCTAAGCGGTCAAGATCAGGCTGGAAGGTAGCAAAGTACGACTTGATAAGCTCTCTGTGATGTTCTTTGCGTATGAACTCGTTGCTCACTACATACGCCAGAGCAGACTTAATAGTGTTAACTTCGGGGAAGTGTAAGAACGTAGCGGCAGCAAGTGCATCGAGCTGTGCAGTATCCGCATACTTTGCATTCTTACCTGTCTTATAGTCCACCAGAAAAGCTCTGTCTTCGTGTACGATAACTAGGTCAGCAATTCCTCGCCACCATACTTCCTTCTTTCGGTCGAAGAAAGTGCATGGGGTATACTCCTCTCCGTCGTAGGAGACACCGAACCGTAGCTCGCAATGTTTTTCTCCCGGGATTTTCTTCAGGGCGTTAAGCGTATCAGTTATAAAGTCAAACTTTTT